TCAAAGGTCTCTGCGTGATGCTTTGAAAATGGTTGAAATCTTCCTGGGTATATTGCGATTATATTCTTTACTGACATGTTTATAAATATCTTACTTGTGTTGTACTTTAGAGAAACCGTCTTTACCTTTTGTGATTTCTATATGAGCATCTACAATATCTCTTATAGCGTCGATGTGAGATATCATTATGATGAATTTAAACTGTGTTTTTAGATAGTCAAGCAGTATTGATATATTACCCATATTGCTTTGATCTAGTGCTCCAAAACCTTCGTCTATTGCTAAGAAGTTTGGTCTTGGAAGTGATGTTATGTTTATCAATGAAGATCTGATTGCCAAAGTAGACACAAACTTTTCCATTCCAGAACTTAATTCAATTGGCCATTTTCTATCATCATCATACTCAATAAAGGCATTTATATTCTTGCCATCAGATTCAATTGAGATCTTAAAATCTACAACTTGAGAAAGCACATTATTGATATCTTCTTGAATTCTTGGTATTACTGAGCTTATAATATCATAGGGAAGACCATCTCTGCCAGTTGCTGATAGATAGTACTCGTAATATTTGTACTTTTCTTCTACTGCTTTTAGATTCTCGATACTTTGCTTTGCAGTTTCAATTTCCATTTGAGTAAGCTGGATATTGGTGTTGCATTTCATAAGATCATCGCCCGTATCTTTAAGCTGAGATTTTAAAGAATCAATTGATATTTGAATTATCTTAAGTTGATCACTTATCTCTTGATTTGATTTTATGGCAGCCTCTTTCTTTCTATATTGCTTTATGATATCTTCTACGTCTTTTATTGATACATGCCTCTGATGTAGCTCCAGGGTTAGCCTATCGATATTTGATTCTAGCTTGATTATATCATTTTTCTTTTTTGATAAACTACTTTGAAGATTTTCTTGAGCACTGACATACGACTTTAAAATCTGTATATTTTCTCTTAATACTCTTAAGTTATCGACTACTGATTTAGCCTCAATCTTATCAACTTCTATTGAGTCTCTTGTAGCAATAGCGTCTTTTACAAAAACATTATCCATGCAGAATTTACAGTTCTCATCATATTTTAAGTCCTCAAGTTTTTTCATTTTCTCGAGTTTATGCGTAAGTTGAGTCTTCAGTTTTTCTACTTGGATCGATAGTGTTTTCTCTGTATCAATATCTTTTTGTAGCTCACTTTTCATCGTATTAAAGCTCGTCAGATCTATTTTTTGAGCCTCATTTTCAATTGTAGTGAGCTCTATTTTTGTAATATCCAAGTTGTCTTTATTGAGTTTTATGTCCTCTTTTAGTTTTATTTTTTGAGATATTAATGATTCTTTTTTTAATTCAAGACTATCTATATCCAGTATTTTTGAGTCAATCTGGGTTACTTTAGAGCTGAATTTCATATACTTAACAGACTCTTTCTCTATCGATTTTTCAAGATCTTTTTTGTCTTTTTCAAGTTGACGGTATTGATTTGAATATGTTTTTATGTACTCTTCAAACTCCTTTAATTTAACAAAATGATCTACTTTTTTGTACTCTTTTATCAATACAGAAAACTCTTTGATCTCTTCATTTGCTGCTATGTATAAGTCTTCAAACACTTTTATATCAAGAAACTGGGAGAGCAGATCTTTTCTATCAGATTGACCCATATCGATAAATCCAGTGTTATTATTCTGCATTGACATACTTGTGAGAATAAAGTCCTCATATGAACCGATTATCTCTCTTATCTTTGCATTTGTACCGAATCTATCATCTCCATTTAGTGATACCTGCGCACCTTCAAAGTCTATATAATAGAAGTTTACGTCTTGTTTTACGCTTTCAGATTTAGCTCTATACGATGCTTTTCTTTCGATTACATATGATTTTCCATCAAGTTCAAATTCAAATTTACAATGGAATTCTCTTGACTTATTATTCATTACAAGACCTGCTTTTGAAGTCTTTGAGCACTTATCAAATAGACAGTATACAAGAGCTTCTATGCTAGAGCTTTTACCAGACGCATTCTGAGCAAAGATACCATAGACTCCTTCCATGTTTGTAAAGTCTATGACATTATCAGGCCCATAACTAAACATATTTGAGAATTCTAATCTCTTCGGGTTCCATTGAATATTTCTAGTAACCTCTAGTCTTGGTATTTTATGGTTTATTGTCTTATTGAGTTCGCATATCTTAATTATATCATCATCTGGAAGGCTGAATTTTGTTTTAAGATACTGAGATAGGAGAATGTTCTGATAAGTCACATCTCTCACATTTATTGCGTTTGTGCTTTGGTGTGAAGTATGATGTGAAAAGTTATTTATCGTCTGGTGTGAAAGCTCTATTACATTTCTGTCTTTTTTTACCCCTGCTACGATTTCTTTTATCAGAGTTGGTGGTGTATTCTTTGATTTTAATCTCAGATATAAGTTCTTTGGAAGATGCTCTGGTATATCTAAATGAATTCCATTCTCGGCGTATAGAGTATAGAATGCTGTATCATTTTCAATAGGAACATATTCTGCGCTTTTTGATTCTACGTCCCATACAAGTATCCCGTGATCTAAACCTTCGCCATGATTTTGTTGAATTAAAGAACCTGGATATGCGATTGTCTTTGCCTCGTTTAAAAACTGCCTTTTATGAATATCTCCAAGAAGTACAAGATCAAAACCATCAAAATCTGCAATACTCATGTGATATCCAGTAAGAGAAAAATCACCTTCAGTGAGTGAATTATTTACAGGACCATGAAACATGCAGATCTTATAGTCTGATTTTATTTTTGATGCTTTAATGTATTTTTTAGGATCATCAAACACAGACCAATGCACAAAATCGATATTGGCCATTTTAAATATACCAGTATCTTTTATGTAAGTTATATTTGAATCATTCATTGCATTAATTATAGGAGTCAAACTGTCCATCCTATGATTATTGTTTAGATTTGCATCATGATTTCCTGGTATTACAATCGTTGGAAGTATCGATGACATCAGCTTTAAAAAGTTCTGTGTCTCTTGTACTAATTCTGGTGTGATATCTGTCTTTGAGTGGACTATATCTCCAGTTACGCATATAATACTCTCCTCAGTTTTAGTAGAATTTATATACTCAGCAAGCTTATCAAATACTCTTCTGTACTCATCATGTCTTTTGAAATTCCTAATGTGGATATCGCTTACATGATATATCTTTTTGATTTCCTTTACGCTTGATTCTATTTTTATAGGTTTTAACATAGGGACATTTGCATTTTTAGCATTAATAAGCTCGAAGCCGTTACTGGTTGAGCATTATGTAAGTATTGTATCATTCCTTCAAATCCTATTTCTGAAGGGTCTTTGCCTTGTAATCGTATAAGATAGACTTCTTTTCCGTAATCTATTAGTTTTTGAGCATGATCTATAGATTCCATTATCGCATCATCATCAAGAGCCAAATATATTGTCTTGACTTGAGGTTGTAATAGCTTGATCATTAATGCTTTGGATATTGTTTTACCAAATAGTGGTATTGCATTTCTTTTTATTGCTATTGCGTCAAATACACCTTCGCAAAGTATTACTGGGACATTCCAATTAATGTAATATTCAAACCCAGTCATCTCAGATTTATTACAAGAAGGCGAGTCTATTTTCTGTAATGGTTCTTTTTCAAATGATCGAGCAACAAAGTAGTTAAGTCTGCCTCTTGAATCATATGATGGCACTACTACCTTATTCCTATAGCGCCCTGTTTTGCAATACCCGATATTATACTTTAAAATGTCAGATGATGTAACCATTCTTCTCTTTAAATAAGCGAGAGCCTGTCTTTTTTCTAAGCTTGTATCAGTAATATCGCCTAGACTGATGTACTCCTTTGGTATAATTATCGGGATATTTTCTTTCTCGACTTCAATTTTAGTAGAATCATTAACAAAGTAACCCTTCATTTCGAGTATGGCTTCTGTAGGTGCGCCAATCTTTTTTAGAAGTGATACTGGAGTCTTTCCTTTAGTTTGAGGGTGACATGTAAAGCAATTATACGCCCCAGATATGACATTGACCATAAGCTTTTGATTCTTATGCTGACAAACTGGACAATAATAGGCATAATCTCCTTTTGCGAGCTTTTTGCCTTTGCCTAAATATATTTCCAATAAACTTTGTACCAATTGGGAATTATCCATATAAACAATATAATAAAATAATGAAATAAAAAAATTTTAAAAAAAAAGTGAAAAATATTTTTTTTATTCGGATTTTTGTTTATATTAGAAATATAGGGGGAAGGGGGAGGAGGTTCTACAGTATAATATAAAGAAATATAGAAGAATATAAAGAAATATGCTAAATATAGAGGATTATAAGGAGAGGAAGTTTTTATCTAGTTTAGAGCTGGATATACTTTATGCGTACTTGGATTTAGAGTACCAGAATATGGATGATGAAGAAAGAGCAACGTGGTATGATATTTTAAATAAAATTGACCCAGATGATGAAATATAAAGTAGTAATAGCAACGTTAAAAGGATGTTCGTCTTGTGAAAAATTAAAGTCGATCTTATCTGAAAGCAGTATAAAATTTGTAGAAGTACCTTGTGATGAAGACCCTGGAATGTGTGACCAGCTTGAGAATTTGACTAAATCTTCTAAATATCCTATGGCAATAATAAAAGATCTAACTAAGAACTTAGACTATATTTATTTCACTGGGATTGATTATAATGAATTAGGGAAAGAAAACATTATAGACAATAAAGTAAGAACTGTATCATTCTTTTCTCCTGAACAAGTCCTTAAAAAAATTAATACTATATGATGAAAGAATTAAGTGAACAGCAACTAATTGAAAATGTAGAAAAATTCTATGATTTGATTAAAAAGTATCTTCCAGACAATGAAAGAACTAAAAAGCTTATCAAATTTTACAAAAGTATTGAGGTTACGCTTCTAACTTCTCCAGCATCTACTAAACTTGATCATCACAATTGCTTTGTAGGCGGATATGTTGAGCATGTTGTCAGAGTAACTGAAGCAGCACTGGTATTTGATAAAGTTTGGGATAAATTTGGTCAAGAAAAGACTCACACAACTGAAGAACTTGTATTTGCCGCAATAAACCACGATCTTGGAAAGCTGGGAACAAACGATCAGCCTTTTTATATTCCACAGACTTCAGAATGGCATCAGAAGAATCAAGGAAGGTATTTCACATACAACCCAGAGATTCAGCACATGAGAATCGCTGATCGTAGTCTGTTTTATCTTCAGAAAGCTGGCATACAAGTAACTGAGAATGAATATATTGCAATAAAAGTACACGATGGATTGTACGAACCTGGAAATGAAGCATATCTTAAAACACATACTCCAGAATCTCAAATAAAAGGACATCTTCCATATATCTTGCATCAAGCAGATTTAATGGCATCTAGAGTTGAAAACGACGTAAATAAAGGGTAATATGTTAGGAATAATATCAATAGTAATTTGGCCAATCACAATCGTAGCTTATGTGATCTGGAATTTATATAATAAGAATGTTAAGCTAGAGGAAATGCTTAAAAGGCAGGATAATTTTATCAGATCTGTATTAGGTCTTGCAGATAATATCGATAAAACTGCAGCAAAGATAGATTCAACTATGTGGATATCTGGAGATCAAGAACTTAAGATCTTATTCGAAGATATCAAAGCGATGCAAGAGAATATCAAGCAATTCACAAGTAAACTATAAGCATGGTAGAGGAGGTATTACTTACAAAGAAGGGCAAACCTAGAAAAAGAAAGCCAAAATCAAAGATAGACTACTTTACTTTAGATACTCAGGACGCAATTATACGATATAGGGAGTCTACAAGTGAATCAGAAAGGAATAAAATATACAATACTGAGATTCACAATGCTTTCTATAAACTTGCAGAGAATATAATCCACACTTTTAAGTTTTATCATACTGAAGTTGAGAGTCTTGAGGATCTAAAATACGAAGTTATATCTTTCTTGCTCCAGAAGATTCATCTTTATGACATATCAAAAGGAAAAGCTTATTCATATTTTGGCACTATAACAAAAAGGTATCTGATTTCATATTGTCAAAGGAATTACGATAAGCTAGTTGAGAAAAAGCCTCTTGATAATGTGGATAATGATGAAAGGACCATCGATAGTCTTGTAATGCAGCCAGTCAGTAATGAATTAGATAGATCTTCAGTGATTGCAGAGCTAATTGATCATCTGGAAAAGAACATGATTGATATGTTTGACAAAGAAGATGAGATAAAAGCAGCTGATGCTATTATTGAAATACTTAAAAGATCAGATCAGATAGATATTTCAAACAAAAAAGTCCTCTATGTCTATGTAAAGGAGATGGCTGATGTTAAATCTACTGCAATAACAAGTGTAATAACTCAAATTAAAGTCATTTATAAGAGAATACTAAATAGACGAATAGAAAACGACGATTATTAGTATTTATAAGGAAAAGACATATGGCTTTAGATTTAAGTCAATCAGTATTTAATGGTAAAAATCTAGAAGATCTTGTAAAAGAAGTCTATGATAACCATAAAAGTCAAGATCAAATGCTAAAAACGGAGATCACTAGGCTAGCTGGGATGATATCAAACCCTGGTGATGCAGTAGTGATCATTCCTATGTTAAAAGGTTTAATGGACTCTAGCTTAAAGAACGATGAAACCATTCTAAAGCTGGTTAATGTGTTCCAGAAAGCAGCCGAGAGCGCTAAGAAAGATGATTCAGATGATCTAGGCATACTGACAGAGAAAGATGTTGAGCAGTTATTCCAAGAGATAAATGTAATTAAAGCACCAAAGGAGATAGTAGATGTCAAATAGCTTTGGTCATATTTTAGGATCTGGAAAATCAAAAAATACCGGAGCTCCTTTCTATATTGGAAGGGTTAAGTCTATTGTATTGAATCCCTATGTTGATAATACAAAGCTACGTAATCCAGACTATAAGACAGCTGCAGACATAGGTAAGATACGATTTGACAGGCTATATTCAAAAGTCACCAGCACAAATAATGGAAATGAGAATAATTTCGCATATCCAATGTTTAGTTTTATAAAACAATTTCCACTTGTAGGTGAGATAGTTGCAATATTTTATGGTCCATCTGACGGTTTAAATGATAGTAAAGACAATCAAAAATTATTTTACATGCCAGCTTACGCTTTGTGGGGCTCAATAAACCACAATGTGATTCCAAATATGCTGGAATACAGTCAATTTTTATCACAATATGTCAAACAACCTGAATATGGAGGTTCATCTGGCACTCCTCCAGAGCTACCAAAAGGCTACACTTTTACTGAATCGGATGGCATTAGAAATCTTACCAATTTTGAGGGGGATTCTATAGTTGAAGGTCGATATGGTCAGTCTATAAGATTTGGATCAACGGTAACAAAGTTCAAAGGATATAACCCCTGGTCTGATACAGGAGCAAACGGATCTCCAATAACTATAATTAGAAATGGGCAGGGAAGTGTAACCAATCCAATAGATAAATTTGCAAGTACAGTTGAGGATATAAATACAGATAAGGCTTCTATATACATGACTTCTGGACAAAGGATAGTGCTTGAGGATCTTAATAACTTCCCTATGAATTCTTATTCTAAGCCTACAGTATCAACAGAAGTTACAAGCACACCAAAGATATTTGAAAAACCAGTGTCAACTGATTATACTCCAGCAGCAGATCAAGATAAACGTACATTTAATCAAGCATGATAATCCCAGAATTTCCATATAAAGGCAATCAGATCATATTAACTTCAGATAGAGTCACTCTCCATTCAAAAAAGGATGGAGTTTTTCTCTTTGGTAAAGCTACTGTGGGACTATCTTCTGTAGGTACAATAAACCTGGACTCAAAAGAGAAAGTCCTAATCGATTCACCTAAGATAGAACTTGGTAATAAAGCAGAACAGTTTGGAGAACCGGTACCTCTTGGAAATTCTTTACAATCAGTTCTATCTGATATGAACGATGTACTGACTTTGCTATCAAATGCTATGTCAAAGGCAAATGGTACTGATGACATAAGCACTGCAGCATCTCTTGCAACAATTCAAGTAGCTGGAAGCACATCTATGATATCATTAAAAGACATTCAATCTAGGCTACAGAATATATTGTCAAAGACCACATACACTAAATAATGTCACAGGAAAAACCTATAGCCAATCTATCAGAGCAGTTAAAAAAGATAAGAGAGTCTTTTAAACAACTTAAAAACATCTCTGACTCTCTTGATAAAAGCGTTGGAAGTACTAATGGAAAAGGAATGGCGGCTGTAACAGACAATATCTGGAAGTCAATCCTTTCATACTTTAGAAAGTTTCCAGAGATATTCTTTGGCAAAACTTCATCTAAAAAGGGACAAAAGTCTTCAAGCTTTACAGACTATGGCATTGCATATATTACAGCACTACTTGCATCTTTAGATCTCTGCTCTATAATTAATACTATTAGTAATCTTACTGATAATCTTAATGTTGCAAAGTTCAATCCAAATCAAACTCCACCGCCTAATGATTTTAAGTGGAAAGTTCAAAAGATTGCATATGAAATTCAAATTGCTATAGATGAGTTTAATAGAGTATACTCTTTAAGCGCAAATCCTGGAGCAACTATATCAACATTTATAGCTTCTGTATCTCCTAATCTACAAAAGCTAACAAATCAAGAGTATCTAGGATCTGAAGACATGCGTAAAGCGTTTCCTCAAGTAGATCAATTAAATAATTGGTTAACTGATACGCTTTCAAAATGGCAAAATAGCAATAATGTATCAAATACGGATAATGAACAAATAAATAAGATACTAAAGACCATAAGCATATTAAGAAATACGTGCGTGCTTATACAGGGATTGAGTAGTCCAGCAAGTCTTGTTAATTTTGCTCAATCTGCTATTAATCCTTCTGTATATGAAACTATAGATAAGCTTGGAGCAGACAATATAGATGCAAAAAAGCTAAGTGATACTATAGGTAGCATACAAAGTCTGCTAATTCCTATAAATAAAGGAGCTGCATTTATCTTAAAGTACATAGAATATCTCCAATTTACAATAAGAATACTGTTAATTCTAGTAAAAATATTTAGAATTTTGATAAACTTCTTTATAACACTACCATTACCAAGTATAGTTACAACAACAGGAGTCAATACCGGGCTTGCAAAAGGAGAAAGAAAGCTAGATGAGTATCTTAAAAATACTATAAAACTTTTAGCGCAAATAAATCTATTCATTGCTATGATAGTTAGTATGTTAAGAGGTCTTACTGCTGTCTTAGATCAAATAGTTGCAGATCTGGAGACTATACTTCAGAAATTTAAAGCATGTACAAGAGAGAATGAAAATACAAATCCAGCAGATGCTCAGACTCGTAATGAATTAGAACGAGCAACAAATCAATTAAAAGCTACAAATCAAGCTCTTAAAGACTTTATTGTTAACTATGAAGCAAAAAAAGAAAATAACAAAAAATCATATGAGGGTTATACAATAGAAATACTTACAGAAGAAGTATCAGACCAGAATGTTCTTAAGACTACACTTCCAAGAAGATATGGTATTGCAGTAGACGGTGCTGGTATTGAGGTTGTTAAATCAGATTATACATTTGCATCTGATGATAGTGTAATTATAAACCAAGTTAAGTTACTTCTTACTTCAAAAGGATTGACTAAACCTCAAGAGCAGGCATTTACTAATCAACAAATGGAGATATTAAATGAAGCAATGGCTGCTATAGAAGATAATACAATCTCTATGGACGATATTCCAATTTCAACTGCTACAAGTGAATATTTAGACTCTCCAGACAATGAAGATGAAAATGATGGACTTGGTCTTAATGCTTTTGTAAATAAACTAAAAGGTGGAAAGTCACTTAGAGAGCGAATTAAGAAGATAATGCAACAAAGCAAAGAAAAGCTAAACTCAGACATAAATTCAGTAAAAAAATAAACATTAAAAGATATTTATAGAATATGACAAAATCAGATTTATTTAGGAAAATGATCAGAGAAGAGGTCCAAAAGGCCATCCGAGAAGAGATGCCTAAGATACTCAAAGAGATCAAGTCTATACCAGAAAATAAAGTTCAACTAAAAGAGAGCACAAAAGATATGTATGGAGTGCCTTTGACTTTAAATGAACCAAGAAGACCTCAACCAGTAAATAAGCAAACAGCTCCAACTTTTGCAAATAATAAAGCTATAAACAGCCTATTGCAAGAGACTATGATAAGCATGACTAGCGATGATGCTGCTGGATTTGGTTATGACGTAGCAGATAGACACCCAATGGAAGTATTCCAGCCTGCAGTAGATCAAGTAGGTGGTATAGAAGACATGTTATCATCAGCAAGAGGAGCTGGCAGCATTGAAGCAGTACAAGTAAATGTTGTGCCAGATTTCAGTGCATTAATGGATAAACTCATTCAGTCAGGAGATATGAAGTAATATGGCATACGGACTAAAACAGATACCAGTAGTAGATTTAAAACCATCGACCGCAGTCGGGGTTGCAATTCCATTTCAAGCTCCTAATGTATTTACTTCTGTTTATACTACAGCAGAGCAGACAAAGTATAACATGATCAACTTTATGTTGACTGATAGAAGGGAGAGGCCTTTTAATCCAAACTTTGGTGCTGGACTTAGATCAAGACTGTTTGAACAGATCACACAAGACGATCTGGATAGCCTCAAGCAGACTATTTCTAATCAGATAGAATCATACTTCCCAAATGTTTTAGTGAACTCCTTGAGCATTGTAGGTAGCCCAGACGATAACTCAATAACAATAACAATGACTTACTCTCTGAAGAATATAAGAACCACAGATAGCCTAGTCTTAAAGATACAAAACGGATAAGATGTCAAATCAAACCAAAGATATAAAGTACATAAATAAAAATTTTAACTCGTTTAAGGGAGATCTTATTGAGTATGCAAAAGCATATTTTCCTCAGAATTATACCGACTTCAGTCAAGCTAGTCCAGGTAGCATGTTTATTGAGATGGCTTCCTATGTTGGTGATGTCCTTTCATTTTATCTTGACAATCAGATACAAGAAACTTTTGTACAATATGCTAAACAAAGCAACAACTTATACACCCTAGCTTACATGCTTGGATATAGACCTAAAGTTGTATCTACTGCGCTTGTAAACTTAGACGTGTATCAGCAAATACCAGTAAAGCAAGTGGGACCAAACTATGTTCCAGACTGGGATTATGCTCTAAATATACAACAGGGCATGCAAGTTAAGTCAAACGTAAACTCAAATGTATACTTTTATGTTCCACAGAGAGTTGACTTTACAATGTCATCTTCTTTAGACCCAACTGAGGTATCTGTATATTCACTATTAGGGGCAAATCCTGCATCATATCTGCTTAAAAAGACTACTCAAGCTATATCTGGACAGGTAAAGACGGTGTCATTCACATTTGGTGCCGCTGAAAGATTTAGCACTGTCACTATCAATGATTCAAACATTGTATCAATTGTATCCGCTGTAGATGCAGCTGGCAATAACTGGTATGAAGTGCCTTATTTAGCTCAAGATTTCATTCTAAGCGGATCTGCAAATACAAGTACTGATAAAAATACTGTACCATATATAATGCAAAAGGTATCAACTCCAAGAAGATTTACGTCAAGATTCCAATCTAATGAAAGTTTGGTGATAGAGTTTGGCTCTGGTATCAATTCTAACAGCAATGATATAGCTTATATCCCTAATCCAAATTCAGTCAATGTAGGTCTTACTGGTGGAGGTCTTAGTCAGATAAATACTGCATATGATCCAACTAACTTTGTGACTACTCAGACGTACGGTTTAGCTCCAGCTGGCACTACTATCACAATAACATATCTTGTTGCTGGTGGCGCACAGGATAATGTTCTTGCTAATCAATTGACAACTCCAGTAGCTTTTACTGCCACTGGTACAAATACTGCAAACAGTAGTACAGTAGTCACAAATAACCCTGATGCTGCTTCTGGAGGAGGTGATGGAGATACTAGTGAAGAGCTTAGAATGAACTCAATGGCAGAGTTTCCTACACAGTACAGAGCAGTAACTCAACAGGATTATCTTGCTAGAACGCTTAGCATGCCAGGTCAGTGGGGCAAAGTTTCAAAGGCATTTGTGAGCCAAGATGATGTTACTTTTGCAAACTATAACTCAAGTGATCCAGCAGAGAGAGATCCTATTCTAATGAGCCTATATGTTCTTGGATTAGACTTCAATGGCAACCTTGCAGCCCCTTCTCCAAATCTGATCGCTAATATAAATACATACCTCCAGAACTATAGAATGCTTACTGATGCTATAAAGATCAAGTCTGCATATATCATTAATCTTGGAGTAAATTATGACATAGTTCTTAGACCAAATTACAATGGTCAAGATGTGCTAGCAAGAACACTTACAGCTGTTCAAGGCTTCTTTGACATCAACAACTGGCAAATAAATCAGCCGATTGTACTTTCAAATCTGTATACAGCAATTGACTCTGTTGAGGGAGTACAGACAGTAAAGAACATCGAAGTAGTAAATCTTTCTGGAGTTTCAAGCGGATACTCAAAGTACAGCTATGACATCCAAGGAGCTACAAATAACAATGTAATATACCCTTCACTAGACCCATCAATATTCGAGGTTAAGTACCCTAACGTAGACATAAAAGGTAGAATAGTAGCCCTATAAAATAAAAACAATGGCAGTATATAAAATATTCGCAGCAGCTGATGCAACCCTGTATTCAGCATATCCATCACAGAGTACTGGTCTAGATGAGATTCTAGAAGTAGGCTGTAAGAATAGTCTAATACCCACTAGTGTCGCAAGTTCAGCCGATGACATCAGAAGATCAGTAGTAATATTCTCTAATTCAGATATAGCTAAAGCTGTTAATTTAGCAAGTGCGGTGGGTCAATATTCAGCCTATCTTAGACTTTATTTTGCAAATGCAGAAAACTTAAATACAACTTATAATGTATTTGTTGCTCCATTGACTGAAAGTTGGGATATGGGAACAGGTAAGTTTTTAGACAGTCCTGAGATAAAAAATGGAGTATCTTGGGTTAATAAAACTGAAAATACTGCTTGGACAAATCCTACAGATTACTATATTACTAGAGGAGGCGGAGCTTGGGAAGATAGTCTTATTTTATCTCAATCATTTGGCTATAAAGATTCAAAAGATATAAACATAGGAGATCTTTATACAATAGTGAGTAAGTGGGTTACCGAAACAATTCCAAACTGTGGATTGATAGTAAAGATGTCAGGATCTATTGAAGAGAATAGTGGAAGCTATATGAATCTCAATTTCTTTAGTGTTGATACTCATACAATATACCCTCCTACATTAGAGTTTAAGTGGGATGATAGCATCTATAATACTGGAAGTCTATCAGTTGTTGGTAATAGTAATACAATCGTGACTCTTGGTAATAATACAGGTATATTTAAGAACGATACCGGTAAGTATATGATGAAAATAAACGCAAGAGAAAAATATCCCGCAAGACAATTTACTGATACTTCTGTGTATTTAGTAAATAAAGCTCTACCACAAACGTCCTACTGGGCACTTCAAGACGTAAAAACTGAAGAAATGGTTATAGATTTTGATACAACATATACTAAGATAAGTTGTAGCCCTGTTGGATCCTTCTTCAATATTTATATGAATGGTCTCGAGCCAGAAAGATACTATAAAGTACTTATAAGGGTGGATTTACCAACAAGTGAAAGCATTGATATTGATGGAAATAACATCTTTAAAATAACAAGATAATATGTCAGAAAAAGTAACATTTATCAAAGAAGTTCGAGGTCTGAATACTTATAAAAAGGTAGTAGATACTGAATTCACGGAGCTTGTAACACCAGTTCCAGTAATAGATCAGCCAATTGTTACGGTTGCTGATTTCTTTAGCTACTATGATCAACTTTTCTTTGATATTCCTGTGACTGGACTAACAAACTCTCATACATATCTTGTAGAAAAAAGTCAACAATACATAGGTGCAGGTGTTATTGATCAAGAAAAGCAAGCCCTAATAGAAGAAATAAATTCACTAAGAGAACAGTTAAACGATTTAAGCGCAACATACCTTAACATCTCACAATTAACATAATGGCAGAGATAGTAAATATATCATACATAGGTTCCGGAACAGAGTCACAGGCTTATATGCCAAAAGACGATGCCCTTATTACAAATAGTTTTATTTATACTCAGTTTGGAGATCCTAATGATAGCATAGAGTATTTTATCTATGACTCAGTAGGAAATCTTCTTGACAAAGTTTACAATGCGACTGATTATACACCAAGCCCAGGAATGAATCCTACTAGCGGGTTGTATAGTTCTTTTACTTTAGATCCACAAAAAGACTTATTATCTAGGGGATATAATAGAGGTACACTTGATATTCAATATAATTTTCTTAGGAATCTTTTTAACTCAGCTTACGGTAAATTCTATTGGATAAAAGAAGTATCTCCAACTAGAACTGAGCTTAAATTAGCATCTCAAAATATAAGCAATACTGATATCCTTGCAGGTTTCAATCAGTATCAGGCCTATGTTGCTGGACTGAACTACTATAATGATTTCTATCTTAATTTTGGTAATAACCAGCACATTATTGCGGTTAACGTAGCATACACTGAGGATGAATCTGGGGCATATTTGCTGATCAAGCTATATGAACCATTGCCAAGTGATTTTGATGTCAAGGATCAGCTCTGGATCTCAGAAAAGATAGCTGAGTCTAGTAGGTATAATGTAGATATTCAAATTGAAGCGGCAGCAGTTGTAGAGCAGAATGTACTTAGAGGGCCAAATTATAATGTAAATCTCAATCAGCAAGTAGCTCAGACTACTCCATACTATTCATATACGAGTCTATCAACAACTTCTGTATCTAGTTCATTCCAGAAAATGATGAGCTACTACCAAGACAGAGCTTTAGAGATAAATGTAGACTATACTAACTTTTCAAACTTTGTTCACTTCTCTAGTATTAACTCAAGGGTTGAAAACTTTACCCAAAAAGTTACTAATATTGAGACTTATAATAGATTGATTGCAAGTCAAAGTGCAATTACTGATACAACTGGTATTACATCTGCATCGGTAGTAACTTTGCAAAATCAAATCAATGATATAATCACTAACTTTGATCCATACGAGTACTATCTATACTTTAGTTCTGGATCTTATACTTGGCCGAAATCAAAATCAACTCAGCCATATAGATTATATTCTGTTACATCTTCACAAGCACTAGCATGGTTAGGTTCTGAAACTACAGTACCAACTCCAAGCTCCTTGTCTATTCTGTATTCGGCATCGTTATATGATGCTACAAACAAAGATCTGCTTGTAAATACGATACCGCAGTACATCTTAGACGATGGCGCAAATCAACCTTATATTGATTTTGTGAACATGATCGGTCAGTATTTTGATAATATTTGGATATACTACAAAGATGTCACAAACAGATTTGATGCTACAAATAACCCAAATACTGGTATATCTTTAGATCTTGTAGCTGACGCTTTAGTTGGTCTTGGAAGTACACTATACACCAATTCAAATATCTCAGATAACCTGTATTACAGTCTTTTTGGGATCAATGCAGATGGCTCTTTATTGCCTCCAACAGGGTCTGAAAAGAATATAACTTATGTTACTTCTAGCTTAACAACACTGAGCCCAAAGACAATTCAAAGCGAAGTTTATAAGAGGATTTATCACAATATACCTTACCTTTATAAGACTAAAGGAACTAGAAATGCTGTAGATGCGATCACAAATATCTTTGGTATTCCTAGATCTATATTAACAATCAATGAATTTGGTGGATATAATAGAGATTTGTACACCGGGCTTGATTCAATATACAATACAAAGATAACTGGCTCTACATCAACTTTAGAGATCAGTGCTTCTGTGCTAAGTCCAGACGCATCAATTCAATATTATAGCACGCAAGACAGACTAAACTCAAAGAATCTAGAGTTTGGTTTCTCTCCAGCAGATTCTATAAACTCAACTATATCTTCATCTAGAGGGTACATAAATATAGATCAACTCATTGGTGACCCAGGAGCACAATACTCTGCTTCTTATCCTGCGTTAGATCAATATCAAAACTCTTTTTTTACTGGTTCTCAGGTACATAACATCTATGAGTACATCAGATTATTGAAATATTTTGATAACTCTGTATTTAAAATGATACAGGATTATGTGCCAGCAAGATCAAATCTTTCAAGAGGTTTGATCGTAAAGTCGCATGTTTTAGAGAGAAATAAGTACGAAAGACATGAGCCTGAGATGGATAATAGCATGAACTATTCTCAGTCTATTGAAACCATTACTATATCAGCAACTGATGCTCCAGAGATTCCATACTCTACAGCTTATAATTCCCAAACTCAGTATACGGTAGTATCTCCTTATATTGCAACCGGATCTAATAATGTATACGGACCAGTCTCAATGAGCAACACGTATGCCTGGGAAAAGTATACTGGAGAATTTGGTGGATCACAGATTGAGATGGTTACTAATGAATTTAGTCAACTTGAAAGGTCTTCAATCACAAGCCCATGGACATCTTCTGTTGCTACTACTCAATCAATGTTTACTTTCTATAATGAAGGTGCTCTGGTAAATAACTTCACAAAGACACAGCCATCAAAAGAGTTTGTAAGCGCAGAGTACAGCTACGGAATTGATGTGCCCATAAACTTTGCAAACATAGTATCTCAATCTTCCTGTCAAGGCTGCGGGAGGGTTCCGTGCTTTATCTATTTAGTAGAAAACAACGGAACTGCCACCGGATCGTTTACGTACCAAGACTGTACTGACAACGTATTTTCACAAGCGGTGCCTGGTTCAGGATCTGTTAACGTTTGTGCCAAGTACGACACGATAGTGAATTCATCTATTACAAGTTTCACCGCTTCTTTAGTAGACGTTTGCGGATATTCATACTCAAATAGAACTGGGTATGATGTATGTTACAATACTGGAATAACTACTGGAGCTGGAGGAAACGTGATTATTACATATCAAAAATGCGATGGAACCATAACAGGTAGCACATTTGCTGGAGGATTTGGATATTCTCTCGGATGCGTAAAAAACAATTCAATATCGTTAAATCCATTCAGTCCGTCATCAAACTATACAGCATCGATAGGAGTTCTGTGTGGAATGTACTCTGACTGTATTAATTATGAGATAACAAACACAGAAGCATTTAGAGCTGTTGATTTTTATTATACAGATTGTAATAATAATGCAGTTACATCATCTGTTCCACTTTCACAAACATTAACATTTTGTGGAAAACCAAATAGTTTCCAAACAGCATCACAAGACCCAGGTCCTCCTGCGCCTCTTGCGTGGAGTTATACTTTAGCATCATCAAGCGTGTGTGCTAGCAAGTGTACTTATGTTACCGGCATATCAACAGATCCGGGATACTACTCTATAAACTACCAAAAGTGTAATGGAGACAGTGTTTTAATAACAGGTAGCGATCTGGGTATCAGCATTCCTATAAACGATTGCATCAGATATAACACTCTGTTGACAACTAACATATCATCAATAACAACGGGTTCTACCAGCTGCGGATTCTACGAATCTTTGGCAGAATACACGGGATCAAGGCAGTACGCTGAGATTCAGGACTACAACTATCACAGGACAAGCGCCGTACACTCTAAGTACGCAGGTGCTGTTTACACTCAAAGCAACAATGCATATGAAGATTGGAACTTCAAAGCTATATACAATCCCAGGGACTACTACGTAGACTTTACCGGACTCTTCACAGAGATCCAATCGAGCTCGTATGATCCAAGTCAGATTGTGGTTAAGCTTCCGTACCTTGCAAACATATCAGGCGGTATCCAGGAGCTGAACCTGCAGAACGACAACTGGGTGTACTTCCAGACCATGTACAGGGCTGGCAGCGAAGTTACTCTGAAGCAGTTCAACTCCACGCAGTACTCAAATCAGAAATACCTTGATAAGACGTTCAGGGTGGTCGAAAGCGGGTACTCCTATCAACCATACTGGTACAGGAAGGCCGGAGAGACCGATGAGTGCTACGAGGTTGGACTTACAGGACCTTCTCTGTTGAGTGGATCTGTTGCATCTTATGAAAGACAATTTTCTCCAGGGCTGTCTGTTCCAGAGAATCAGATAAGACCTTCTGGCAGCTTCCCGGGATATACACCAAACGACAGCTTCTCTACGGTGAGATCTGGCTCTGCTATATCTGCAAGCTGGTACTGGTATAACGTGAGCATGGACTTTGGAAGCAGTCCTTCTTATCCGTTGGCAGTCAATACATCAAATGATCCTTACAATCTATTTGTAAACTACTTCAGCGGAACATCCGTAACAAGGCTGACAGGATCGCTTTACGCCGCACCATACTCTGGAAACTATAAGTTTAGTTTCAGCTTTGGCACGATAGTAGAAGGAGTAGAGAGCCCTAAACTAACGGCTAATTATAAGATAAAGCTAGATCTCATAAAGAATCCTGTGTCTTCTAGCGGATTTTTAGAAGGAACAGTATTGGCAACAAGCACAACCACATACGGACCAGAATCAGCTGGATATGATGGATTGGTGCCAGGAGAAAAACTAAACGCAGGCGCTGCACTTAGCGTGAATAGCGTATACCTAGATGCTAACGATAAAGTTGCTATAAAAGTGTCAGTACAGGCAGGCATTGGAGATCCAGGCGCAAGCGCACCGGCCGATATCAATGTTTACGGTCAGAGAGCCAAGTTCAGCGCTCAGATGATACCGTTCAATGGAAACTTCTGCATAGACCCAAGGACGTCGGCAAACGCTCTGTTTGACACTTTAAGCTTTATCGCAGGGTCAAACACGCTGTTTATATCTCAAAAGATGAACCCGTTCTTCTCAGAGGATGTGACGTATTTGCCGTCTTACTCTTCAGGATCCATAGCATCGTCACCGATCTATGCTACCTACGGAGAGGTTGATTACTCCACAAAGATAGAGGAGGGTGACTATATCTACATGTACTACAACGGATTTAGCGTGGGTTACACAGGGGCGAGCACCTCAACACCTATACTGAGGAGGATCACGTCCATTACGACGGGAAGTACGATCAGCAGCTTTACGGTGTATCCTGATCTGCCTGGGTATCTGAACTCGAGCAACATAAACACGTACGACAGGATAGTATTCACAAAGAGGGTGCCGGACGAGACCACGATGATCCTTCAGGGCAAGAAGAACCCCGGAAAGACGTCTTACGGGTTTGCGATACCTGAAAACATCAACCCGACAATACTGAAGAATGCAAATACCCTGCAGTCTACGATACAGTCTCAGATACTAAACTTCTAATCTAGATATTTATAAACATAAACGATAAAAAGAAAAAATGGCTTACTTAAATAGTACATCGGTGGTGATCGACGCCATCCTAACAAAGAAAGGTAGAGAACTCCTTGCAAGAAATGATGGTTCTTTTAGAATAACACAGTTTAGTCTTGCCGATGATGAGATAGATTATAGTCTTTATAACCCAGCTCATCCGTCAGGCTCTGCTTTCTATGGTGAAGCAATCCAATCAATGCCAGTAATTCAAGCATATCCAGAAGATCAGGAGATAATGAAATACAAGCTGTTAACACTCCCAAGAGGTACAGGCGTTATTCCAGTAATTAGCTCAGTACCAACTAGCTTATTAGGAGCATTTACATTAGGTATGCCGCTTTCAATATCGCCGTCTACTGCAAACTACAACGGATCTAGTACTTTCTTTGAAACTTCTGGATATCAGTTTACTATTGGTGACGTTAGAACGATGTCAAGTTTTACTGCCACTGGCATAAACACGGCAGAGGCTACAGCACTAAATACAACTACTACAATAGGAACTAATGTATCTAAGACTGTAATAGGAACTACTTTGAATATGACAGCAACAACAATCAAGTCTTTATTTGGTTCACAAAATCAAATATCAACAACATTAACAATAGTTGGTAGAGATTCAGGAGCTAGATTGATTATTCCAATATCAATAAAATTAAGCTAATAAAAAATATAATATAAAATGTCATATACAACATTAGATTCTACAGATTTTGTAGTGAGTTCAGACTCAGTAGTAGCACCAGCTTGGAGTACAGGAAATCCAACTTTGACTGGAGCTAACATGATTACATCATCAAATGCAGCATCACCATCACCTCAATTTTATCTTGATGTTTATGATACTGCACTTACAGGATCAACAGCTCAAGTTCAGTTTTCTATAGCATATGGAAATTCTTTTGGATCTGGATCGGCTTTATATAATAACCTTGTTCCTGGAATGAGTCCTTCTAGAACTACATATGGTCAGTATAGAAACCTTGTTTATGCAGATGAGACTAAGAAATTTCAGTTTGGTGATGGTGTAAATGCAGATCAAATATTTGCAATCAATATAGACAGAAATAGATACAAAGAAAGCATATTTCCTGGTACTACAAAAATAGTGTTAACTTCTGCTGCTGGAAATACTATAACTATTACAGATAATAGTAATGATATTTTAGATAGCGGAACTACTGTAGATTATGAAGATTGCGGAAGAGTATTCCAACTTGTTTCTGGATCTTATGGTAGAGCAATTAGTAGCAAACTTACAGGGGCTTATGCAAATGGATATTCATTGTCTGGATCTTATGGATTCTTTTTACCTGATATCGGTACAATCATTCTTAATGCAAAAGCACTTGCATTACCTGCAGCATCAGGTGGAATAGCGATGGTTGTTGATAGCGCATCTTATGCACAAGGTGCACTGAGTACATCTACTAGCAATGCTACAATGTATCAAACCTTTAAAAATGGTCAGTGTTTCCAGCTTAATTCGCAAGAAACGGTATCAGCTAACTATGTGTTTGTAAGGGTGAAGAACGGCGAGTATAACTACAGCAACAACCCATCTTTCCTTTCAGGATCTAGTGGTCAGTTAATATACCCAACGCTTGTAAACAGTCCTCAGACATTTCCAACTACAGTAGGTCTTTATAACAACAACGGAGATTTACTTGCAGTGGCTAAGATGAGCAAACCAATGCTGAAAGACTTTACGCATGAGGCGTTGATACGTGTAAAACTTGACTGGTAATCCTAAATAATTGTTACGAAAAGCAAATAAACATACATGGGTCGTTCTCTAAACACTCTTAAGGGGTCTGATGTTACTGCTACTCCAATCAAGCTTAAGTATTCTAATCAGATACCAAGTGCTTCATTGAGTTCTAATAGTATTTCATTGACAGTAGCAAGTAACCAAAGCTTTGATTACAACAATCCTAGTTATGGAGATAATTTCTTGCTTTATAGATCTGTGCAGGGGCTTTATTATATGAACTTTATCTCTGGTTCTTTGCTTGGATCTGCTAGTGCTTATGAATGGTACCCCCAATCTACTGCAGCAAGCGGTACTTTTGATGATGATTATAGATATTTTCCAACTGCTTCAGATGCTCAGATCCTTGTGATATCAATACCAAGAGCTAAGTATGGAGAAAATGTAGCAAGAGCTTCTTTTAGTTTATCATCTTCTACATACAATATTATAGATGATGGAAATGGTAACCTTGTAGATGCTGCAGCAAGCAATA